GCCGGGGTCTCGGTCTCCTCGTCTTCCGGTTCGTCCTCTGCCGGGGTCTCGGTCTCCTCGTCTTCCGGTTCGTCCTCATCGTCTTCGTTCGGGTCGGTGAACTTTAGGGCGGCGCGTAGCTCGTCTTGCTCTAGGCCTAGCGCCTTGGCTAGTGTTGCTGCTGCGTTAGCCGGTACGCTTACTGCTGAAACTTCCAAAAGCTCTGCCTCCTCTATCGTGTACCAGTCACGGGTGCCGTCCTGGTTTTCCTTGAACTTCTTTACTATGAAGCCGACGCTGCTCGCGCTTAGGAAGCCGCCAGCGTATAGGTCGAAAATGATTTTCGCCTTCGGGTTTTCTTCTACTGCGAACTTCCAGTCTTGCTCTAGCTTCGCGCGCTTGCCTTTGCCTACTACTTCGGTCCGGGTAGCCTTCGCTATGACCTCGGTCGCGTCGTAGTAGTTGTGGCTGTTCAAAATAACCGGGTTCTTTTTGTACTGCTTCAAGTCCCAGCCGCTCTGCATTATCGTGTCGCCGTGTCGGTCTACGTCTTGCGTCGAGGCAACCATGGTGAGCGTGTACTCCGCCTTGTTGATGTTCTTTATCTCTACCGGGAGCTGCATGCTCGCCTTGCCGCCTTGTTTGAAACGCTTTGTCATGTTGTTGCCTTAATGATAACACGGGTATCGGGTACGTACACCTAGATTGTGCACCGGCAGTTGATTACCTCTCCGGCGTCGCCTTTCGGGTCTCCGGGAAACATGAGGCCATTCGTAAACGGCGTATCGAGCGGGCGCTCCTCTCCGTCGAGGTATGCGTGGCTGTCGCGGGTGTGTCCGTCTATAACCGACACCCATATTTTTATGCCGAGGCCTGCTTGCTTGTATCCTTCTAGCGCTCCGTACTGCGTGCTGTTGTGTACCTCGGTGCGTGCTATGGTCCCTGCGCGGTGCTTGTTTATGTTTCCGTACGTGTCTTGTATGCGCTGTATCAAGGTTTCGCGGTCTTCGTTCGCGTCTATGCTCTCCTCGAACTGCTTTTCTAGTTGCTTAAAGGTTGTATCGTTTATGACGCGAAGAAATATCCCGGTGCGGTTGTCAAGCCATGTGCGTATGTCTGCATTTACGTTGAAGGCTTGCTCGCCTCCGGCTAGGTTTATGGCGTCCTGTCCGGCTTCCGCTAGTAGGTATTGTAGTACGGGACCGAAGGCATCTTTGCCTATGCTTACCTCTAGCTCTGCGTCCCATATACCGTCGAGCATACCTTTCTTCCGGTATACGCGGTTCTTCGTTGGTGCTAATGCTTCTACTATGCGGTTCTCTTGTCCTTTCAGGTACTCGGCTATGGTTCCCTTGAACTTCTTCTCGCGTACGTTCATGCGCTTTACTTGTATCTTGCCGTACATGGCGCGTACGTCTTCGTCCTGTAGTGGGTGCACTGCTTTGTTGTGTACGCTCTTAGCCTCCGGGGTAGGGGCCTCGCCGGTATGGTCTAGGGGTAGGACGCTGAACGGTACGAGCAACGTGTCGCCTCCGTCTATCGGGTCGTAGCCGTGGCGCTCGCGTGCCTCGTTTATTGTCAGGTAGTAGTTCTTGATACCGCTCTCGGTCTCCTTTAGTTTCTGGTCTACGTTCTCGGGGGTCGGGTCCTTGAAGGTAAGCGTGCGGTCGTCCGGGAATAGCATTTCGTCGAGCGCGGTCGCGAGTGTCTTTAGGAGTGGGCGTATGGTCTCGCCTAGGAATATAGCGCGGTCTGCGTCTGCGTTGTCAAACTTTACGTCGTTGGTACTCGCCAGCAGGCTCTTTGGTACGCCGGTTAGTATGCAAATATCCTCTAGGGTCATTTTCTTTGCCTCTAGGTACGCAAGCTCGGCCGGGCTCATGCCGGTACGTATGTACTCCGCGTCGCCTCCTAGGAATAGCGGCTTGCCGCTTTTGCGTGCGTCGCCGTACTCTTTGTCGTATCGGTCTTTGAGTTGCTTTAGCTGGTCCTCGCTTAGCATGCCGGTCTTGAACTTGAAGACGCCTTCTACCTTCCCGCCGTTCTCTAGTACGCTCGCGTGGTATGCGCTTATCTGTGCGTCGGTCTGTATTGCGTTTACTCCGGCCTTCAGTAGGCTAGCTCCGCGTAGTGGGTACGCCGGGTCCGGATTGAAGACGTATAGCACTTCGTCTGCCTGGTATTCGGTTGTCTTCGTGTTCGTCTTATACTCGAACTTTTCTATGCTGCCGTCCGCGTTGAACTTTGGCGTGACGAGGTCGCTCTTTAGTATGTGCAGGCCTACGGTCTTTGCTTTCTCTCCGAAGCTCCCGGCTACTCGCTCCCGGTATATGTATACCTCTCCGAAAATGTCGTAGTAGTTCTGGTATAGCTTCCAAAACTGGCGGCCGGTGAAAAGTTTATTCGGGCGCGATAACAGATCTAGCAGGGGGTCGTTCTCTATTTCGTTCCCCTTCGCGTCGTGTAGCTCGAAGTCTATGTCGCCTACCTTCTCGCTGCGCTTTGCTAGTGCTCTATTGACGTAGAGGCTTATCTCGTTGGCGCGTAGGTAGTCGCTCTTGCCCCAGCGTGAGGCCCTAGCGGGTAGCCCGCCTGCTATTACTCCGGTGTAGCGTTTCCCTCGTACGAGGCCCGCTAGTTTCTGTAGGTTCCACATGCCTTTATCATAGCACCGTTCGTTGTGCAAGTGAAAGTGCTTTTGTACAGGTATTGAAAAGGGCACCCAGTTGTGGGTGCCCTCGGTTTATTCTGCTGCATCATGTTGCAGCCTTAGTTGTCTGCGTGCCTGGTGCTCGCTTTTCTGCTCCTCTAGGAAGCGTATCGTACAATGCCGGTCGCAAAACCATAGGTGGTTTATCGGTGTCATTGTGCCGCGTCCGTTTATTAGCGTCGCCCCGCAGTAGCTACATGTGTGCATGGCGGTCGGGTCGTTGTGGTGGTACATGTCGCTCTCCTCTGTTGGTTGCTCCTCCTCTAGTGTACACCTACTAGACGAATCCGAGGAACGCCTGCTCTGCAAAAGTCAGGTAGAAACTTTCCGCGAAGTCCGGGCTCGCCTTGGTGCGCTCCTTTAGTTTTTCCTTCGGTTCCATTTGTATCTTCTTGTCGCTTAGGGTCTTGTATTTCAGCCAGGTTAGCTGTACCCACTCCTCGCGTTTGTCGAGGCGGGTATCCTCCTCTAGTAGCCACTCGCGCGCTGCCCAGCATAGCTCTGCCTTCTGGTTTGCGTAGGTGTCGGGGTCGTGCTTTGCGGTGTCGCCTACGTTCACGGCGTTTACGTTGTACCCCTTTTCCTTACAGCGGTCGCTTACGCCTCGGCCTATGCCTATGTCGTCTAGGTTTACGTCTTCCCATGCTACGCCGTACTCGCTGGTCAGCTTTTCAAGCTCGGCTATGTTGCTCATGGTGTCGTTGCTCTGGTTGGTGTGTACTACTGCTGCTAGCTTTCCCCAGCGTAGTGTGAATACGTTTAGGTCGCCGCCTCCTCCTATGTCGCCGCCTAGCTTTGGCCTCGGGCTTATCTGCCCGTCGTGTGCGTCCCGGTACATCCGCATGGCCTCCTTGATTATCTCCGGGGTGACGCCGAACTTTATCTGGTCCGGTAGTACTAGTAGGCGGTAGCCGTTCTTGTCCATTATGCTTAGGTCCGGGAATAGGCACGCGAATAGTACTTCGAATAGCGGCTTGTGCTTCGCCTCTCGAATGAAATCCTCCATGTACCTACCCTCGCGTATTGCCTGCTTGTAGTCTATGAAAATGCGGTGGTACGTTTCCGGCTGTAGCCAGGTGCGTATGAAGTGGCTATTCGGTGGTGCGCTATAAAACGGGTTGCCTATTTTTATGTAGCAGGCCTCTGGTCCTTTACCGGCTATCATGCGGAAGATTGTCGCCTCTGTGTCGTCCTCTACTAAGCAAAACTCGTCCCCTATAACTATCTCGGCGCCCTGTCCCATGGCTGCCTCTATGCTTTTCTTGCTGTTCTTCTGGTCGGTACTTACTACGTATATGCCGCCGCCGTTGTTTAGCATTATTCGCTCCTTGTTTTCTTCCTGGCGTAGGCGCTCTAGCCTGCTGTTTTTCTCTAGCCTGCTCTCAAATAACGGGTTGTCGCCTAGGTGCTCTACGTAGTAGCGCATTATTATTTTCGCCTTCTCTTTGCTCGGCGCTACTATGACGACGACCTTGCGTAGTACGCAGGTTAGTATCACGGCGGCTAGCGCTACCCATAGGCTCTTGCCGTACTGCGTGCTGCAAATGATTTGTACGCGCTTGTGGGTACGGAATATCAGCGCGTCGAATATGTGGAGCTGCCCCTCGGTTATCTTCTTATCGCCGGGTGTACCGTCTACGCTGAACCAACTAGCGAAGTTCAGTAGTACCGCTCTCCGCTTCGGGTGTAGCGTCGGTAGGGCTGGCGTCATCTCCATGCCCGTCCGGTCCGGCATTAGGGTGTCCGGTATCAGGTGTTCTAGTGTGTTGTTCGACATTGTTTACTAGGTTCTCGTACTGCTGCGCTAGACCGTCGTAGAGCGACCGACCGTTCGCTCCGGTCTGCTCTACCCGGGTACTGTACTCGTCCTTGCGCTTTCGCTCTAGGTACCACTCCGGGTTCTGTTCTATCTTGTCCGCTATAGCTTTCTTCGCTCGTAGTCCTAGTACCTGCTGGCAGGCCAGTTTTGCTTGATGAAACTGTGGGTGTGTTTCCTTGAAGCCTCGCAGCTGCGCTAGCGTTATGCCCGCGTAGCTGCACGCCTCCTCGTCGTTCGCGTCTATCTTGTACGCTTCGAATATCCTTTCAACTTTACTCCGGTCAAGCCACCATGCGCGGCTACTGTTTAGTACTTCTATTTTGCCATACGCTTTGTCCTCTAGTACGTAGGCTATGGGTGCTGCCTTCCCGGTTAGTCTGCGCTCCGGGTCCTTGCGCCTGTCCGGGTCCTTCGGTGGGCTGTATCGCCCCTTCGGTTTTTCCCTTTGTATGGTCGGTTGTGTAGTTGTTTCCATAGGTTTGTGTGCTAGGTGCTCGGTGCGGGTAGCGACAAAATAGGGTTCTCACCTACGGACGGAAGGGTAGCTACCCCGACCTCGTTTATGTACCTGCGCGTTTGAGGCTATCTCCCTGCGCGGTTCGCCCGCTCCTTTCGGAGTACCCGCTACGCTGTTGCTCCGGCACGTCTGCTTTTGCTTGGCGTAGCGTTCACTACCTGCACTGAACACCCTACTCCCTATATGGTAGCATGGTTTCGTACTATCGCACGTTCGTATGTGTGTGTATGTCTCTTAGCTGGTCGTACTCTTGCTCCCACGATAGTGGAACCATTTATCGCACGTATGGCAGTAGCAGTTTTTTGCTCTAGTTACTCTCATACTCTTCCAGGTCTAACTTGTAAGTGGTGCTATGCTCGAAGTACCCGAGGCGCCAGGCCCACTTCGCGGTCTTCTCGGCGTCCTCCTTGCTTAGCCTTCCGCATCGTTGGCAGCGTGCCTGTATTATCGGTACGCGGCGGTAGCGTTGCTCGTGTGCTAGGTACCGCTCCTCGGTGGTGTAGTGCTTGTGTCCGTCTATGCGGCAGCCGTACTTCCACAAAAATAGCTGTATTGCTAGTGCGGCGGTAAAAATGATTGCTAGTAGTTCCATGATGTCTGCTGTATTAGTTTTATACGCTCGCGTGGTATGTCGCGCCAGTCTGTGAAGTCGTATAGCTTGCCCGCCTTCTTTATATGGATATGGTGCTATCGCATTAGGTATCCGAAGGTGAAGGGGCGGTGCTTCTTGCCGTACGTCTTGCTTATGGCCGTTGCCTTCTCGTTCATATCCGCTAGTAATGGCTTTGCCTCCTCTTGCGCCTCCTCTACGGTTATCGATCCGGTGTTCATGCGGTAGCGTATGTCGGCTAGGAGTGCGCGGTAGTCTTTTTTGTTTGTATCTTTCATGGTTTTTGTTAGCTGGTATATTCTCATCATATAGGAAGTGGGGATAATGTCCAGCGCTGGTTGTATCAAATAGACGCCCGTTTGGGCGCTTGTTTCCTTGTTCACGTAGCTACGTGTGGATAACTATTCTTTGGGTACTTTGCCCTATTCGGCATCATTTTGTATACCAGAACCTATATAGTCTATGTCGGTGTTAATAACTTTGTAGTTGTTTCGTATCTGCTCTATGTCTCCCTTGTAGAAAACTACGACGTTATGGTGGAAGCGCTCTACCTGCGGCAGCTGTTCGTATGCGGATTTGTAGTCCTCCGGCCGTCCCTTTGCAAAAACGAGTATGTTCTGATGTATTTTTACTACCTTGCGGCTTTTCTCGAAGGTGTTCTTTGCGCGCACGGCCGCGGTCGCTATCGCGTTCGCGAGTATGATGTCGTTGTAGTAGCGTAGCCCGGCGTCTTCGAAAGCGCGTATGGTATCGCTCACGAAGCCGCGGTACGCTCCGTGCTTGTCGCGTATGTCGCCTACCACGAAGACGGCGAACCGGTTCTCCTTTAGCTTTGCCGCTGCCTTCGCTATTATCGTCCGGTATTGTTCTACGAACTCCTCGTAGCTTTGTAGGTTGCTTAGGTCGGTGCGGTCGTCCGTGTATTGCTCTAGGTCGTAGTACGGCGGGCAACTAAATAGCATGTCGTAGCGCTCCTCCGGTAGTAGCGTATCTAGCTCTAGGCTGTTGCCGTGTACCCATGTAGGCTTCTCGTGTATGGTCGCAGCCTGCGCCTCGTTCGCTGCTATCTGCTCCGCGCTTAGGTCTATGCCGGTGTACGGGTATCCGAGTATGGACGCTACGAGTCCGCGGGTGCTTCCGCCTGCGAAGGGGTCTAGTATCTTCCCTTCGTCTATGTTGAACCACCTGTACGCTACCTCCGTTAGTACCGGGTCGAAGATACTCGTGCCGGTGAGGTTGCCGCTCCCGCTTATCATGGCAAGGCGCTTTAGGTCTTCGCCTAGTAGTATGTCGCTCCGTCCGGTTCCACTGTCGCCTACCAGTTCGAGCCATAGGCGCTTCCGGTCTTGCCAGTATTTTTGCTTCGTATCGAATATCGAAAAAGGTGGGATGATAAACTTCTCGCGCAGCGCGTCCTTGACGCCCTCCGCGTACTTCGTGTCGTGTTTGTCTATGTCTTCCTGCGTGAAGCCGGTTAGGTCTACCATGTCCGTGCTTAGCTCTTGGAGCTCGGCTATCACCAAGTCCATATCCCACGGGCTTTCGTTTAGTTTGTTGTCTGCTAGCCGGTACGCCTTGGCCTTCTCCTCGCTTATGTTGAGCTCTATTACGGGTACGTCGTGCAGCTCTAGTAGTTTCGCCGCTTCGTACCGTCCGTGCCCCACGATGATGACGCCGTGCTTGTCTACCACTATCGGCTGGTTGAAGCCGAAGGCGCGTATGCTGTTCGCTACCTGCTGCACCTGCTTCTTCGTGTGCCGCTTCGCGTTAAGCTCATACGGCCGTATCGTGTCTATGTCTCGTACTTCTAGGTTGTGGTATTTGATTTCCATAGTGCGCGTACTAGGGCTTGAACCTAGGACATAGCGTGTATAAGACGCTTGCTCTACCAACTGAGCTATACGCGCGCGCTGCGTCGCCGCTGCGCCTTGCTTATCTTGTTGGCCTTCGCTATCGCCCGGCGCCGCTTCCGGTTGCCGAAGGCATACGGAACACCTACCGCGTCGCGCTGTAGGTGTTTTTGTATGGTCTGCTGTCGTTTTTCTACCGGGTTCATGGTCTAGCGGTTTATAGCGGGGTCGTCTACCTCCTCCGTGGTGCCTGTCGTCGCCTCTGTGGGCCCCTGTGAGGCGTTTATGGTCGTCTGCGACCGTTCGGTCATCATGAGGTCGAAAAGCTCCTCTGTGAGGCGTAGGTAGTCGGCTAGGGTTAGCTTTGCCATGTCTACGCCGAGCTCGGTAGCGGTGTATGCCTTTAGCTCTGCCGCTAGCTTATCCTGTAGGGCGTAGGTGTCGAAGACTACCGGGTGCTCCCGCTTTAGTATCTCGTATGCGTCGCCGGTCTTGCCTAGCTGAAAAACTTCTTCCCATAGGTGGCGCTCCTCTACTTCTACCTGCTTGCCGCCGCGCTCTAGGGTGTGCTTCCGTTCGCTGTAGCGGTCCTGTGCTACTCGCAGGTGCTCGCTCGCTATCTTCTCTGCCTCTGCTACTGCGTTCGTGAGCTCGTGTATCTTTGTCAAAGTTTCTCGCTTCATGGTTTTATTGTTTATATGATAATGTGATTTTAGTATATCGTACTGCGGGCTACTTGCGCCATACTATCCTGTTGGTAGCCTTGCCTCCGGCCGGGTCTAGTACTACCTCTACCCGGTCGCCTATTATCGGGAAGATGTTTCGCTGGCGCATTTTCCCGGCTACGTACGCTAGTACCTCCTTGCCGCTTTCCATGGTTACGCGGTAGAGGCCGTTCGGTAGGCGCTCGTCTACTCTCCCTATGTCTCCCTGCTGTCTCATAGTTTGAATACCTTTAGGACGTTGCCGTGTCGGTCAACGAATACTGCTATGTTGTCCGGTATGTTCTCTCGCTCTACTACTCGTATGCCTGCGAAGGTCGAGCCGGCAGTCTCCTCTGTGTGTACTGCTCCTATCTTTTCCGCGAAGTCCTTCGCGTTGCGTACCTGTACGGCCTCCGCTGCGGTTACTACTTCCGGGTTGCTCCTCATTATCGCGAGGGCTTTGTCTATGTCGCGCTTGCGTACCGGCTCTACCGGCTTCGCGTTGTATGTGGTTGCTATGTCGTCGGGTGTCATGGTTCTGGTTGCTCTTTGTATCTTGTAATGGTTCCGTCTTCCTGTAGCTCGGTCACTTGGCCGTTGAGGTATTTTACCCTACGGGCTCCGTGCTTTCTTAGCATGTATGCTAGGAACTCCGGGCGCTGGCGTAGCTCCTTGTAGTCCGGGCTGCGCTCTACGGGTGGGTGGTCTATTACGACGTCCGGTACGTAGTATACCGAGTATGGTGCTTTCTGCATGCGTATGTAAAAGTCGAGGTGCTCCGTTACCTTTAGCCGCTCGTCCCAGCGTACGTAGTTGAATACGTCTTTGTGAAAGAGCGCAAAGTTTAGTACGCAGCCGGTCTTGCGGTAGCGTATGCCGTTGTGTGACTTCCAGTTCGTTTTGTCTGCTACGTGGTATAGGGTGTCGCCGCGCTTCTCTATAGTGAACTCGAAATGCACTTCGGTGCCTAGCTGCTCGACGGTACCGCCTACTACTCCGGCGCGCGGTGCGCTCTCTAGTACGCTCACGAACTTTGCTATGTCGGTCCGGTCGGTTACTACCATGTCGTCGTCAAGTATGAGCTTGTATTTGTTCGGTGTCGTCGTTACGAGGTGGTTGCGTGCTGCGCTTAGGCCTATGTCGTATTTTAGGTGCTCTATGCACGGGCGCTTTACGAGCCCGGCTTCCCATAGCTCGCGCTGTAGGCTCTTGTAGAATGTCCGGTCAAAAGTTTCGTTCTGGTCTGCTACGTATACGTTTGCGTTCGGGTAGTACTGCGCTATCGAAAGCATGAGGCGGCGTACTGCGTGCGGCCGCTTGAAGGTAGTTATGCAAAAGTCTATCTGCCTGGCGTCGTTCTTCGTGCGCTCTACCCGGTGCCCGGGTGCGTAGTCGTGCTGTCCGTTCATGGCTATTGTGTAGTCTACGTCGTACCGCTCGTAGAAGTGGGCTTTGTCGGTCCTCCGGTTCCGGTACTCCCGGTACTTCTCGTGCTCCGGTGTCGCTGCTACTAGTTTCTCTACGTGCTCCGGCTTGTGTACTACTATCGGCTCCGGGGCGAATAGCGCTTTGTATCCTGCTTGCTTGAAGTCCCAGAACCACGAAAAATGCTCGTACGCTACCTTTATGCCTTCGTCCCAGGGTACGGCGCGTACTGCTCCGGTCTTTGCTACGAAATAGTTATACGTCAAATCAGCGCGGCAAAACTCTATCGTGGTCGTGTCGTTCGTCGCTAGCTTGTGCATGCGCTCGGTCTCTAGGTCTAGCGGGGTTATCTTGAAGTGCCTCCCTATCTTCTCGGTGTGGCCCTGGTAGTTGCGTACTACGCCTCCCTCGTTTATACGTCCGCCTACTAGGTGGGCGTCCGGTACCATACGCAATAGCTCCGCCATGCGGTCTGCCTTCGCGGTCTCGGTGTAGTAAAAGTCGTCGTCGCCTACTAGCACGTACTCTGTCTCTACGTGCTCTACTAGCCGGTTGCGTGCGTAGCATACGCCGCTGTCGTATGGCATTTGTATGTACTCCGCTCCTACCTCCTTGCATACGCTCGCTAGCTTTTTGTCGTGCTCGCCGTTCTCTCCTACTAGTATGTGTATGTCCGGGTAGGTTGCCCGTAGGCTGCGTATGCAGGCCTCGGTGTATGCCGGTCGCAAAAACGATATGACGATAGCGGTTACGTCGTTCATGATTTCTTGAAAATAAATATACCGTATATGCCGTCCTGTGTTAGGGTCCCGTAGTGTTGCCAGGTTTCGTCTACAAACATGCCTAGCATGTCTGCTTCGGTGAACTGTTGCTTGTGGTACGGGTTGCTGTTCGGTACTATCGGCGTCGATACTACTATCCACTTACGCGCCAGCTTCGCTAGCTGCACGAAGTACTCTACCGGGTCGAGGTGCTCTATAATCTCGAAGCCTACAAACACGTCGTAGTCTGCTACTACGTCGTCTACCGGCTGCTCTAGGTCTCGCTGTATGAAGCTCTGGTCGTTCGGTGGGTTCTTGTCTATGCCTATGTATCCGTCCGGGCCTAGTATGTGTATCCCGTACCCGGTGCCGCAGCCTGCGTCTAGTACAAAGTCGTCGTCTGCCACGAAGCCTTTCGCTATGTGGTAGCGTAGCTCGTGGCTGTCGCGTACCTTCCCGTCGAAGGTTGCGCTGTCGTCTATGCGTTCGTAGGTCATGGTGTTTAGTGGTTAGTGTCCAACATCGCCGTTTTACGCTGTCCCCACGCAACGCCAAGTGACCAAATACCAATGAAAGCATAGAACACGACAACTGTCTCCCACGCTCCTTGTATATGTGGTTCATTGCAAACTGGTTGACCGTAGTTACTAACTACAAGAACCAATAGCATTAGAAAAACGCCTAGAGCTACGTAGCCAAGCTGGTACTTTTTTGTGTCGAGTGTGATCATGCTGTTGTTATGGTTAGCTCTACCACGTACTTGTTTGTGTTTGCTATCACTTTTTCTTGCGGCACAAAAAGCAGGCCGCGGCCGTCCTGTAGTATGGTCTTGCCTATGCTTTCTACTAGTTCCGTTAGTGCGTACGTATCCTCAATGGTGTCTGCCTCTAGTACGAAGGTCGCCGCCTTCGGTCCGTCGTTGTGTGTTTTGGTTAGTCGCATGTTTTTTTTGCTACTACGCGCACTAGTAATGGGTCTTCGTCTTTGTACGGTGCTAGGCCGCGGCGCTTCTCGAAGTGTAGTATCTCGAAGCCGTTAGCTGCTAGCGTGTATAGCAACTCGTTACCGTCTACAAAGTGCCGCTCGTGCTCCGGGTATACCTTCGGCTCGTCGCCTATCGCGCGAGCCTCTGCTGCGAAGTACTTCGGTGTGTTGGCTACTATCATGTCTATGTCGGTGTCCGGTACCGCGTGCAAGAAAAAACGGCTGTATACGAGATCGCTCGTGCGTATTATGTCTAGCGCGTCCTTCCATGGTTTCATGTGAAACTGTGCGCTGCCTGCGTCTTCCGGTAGCGTGCCGGGGTCTATGCCTATAGCGTGGTACCCAGCTGCTAGCGCGTAGGTGTCGCGGCCGTTGCCGCTCCCTAGGTCTACTACGGTCTCTACTGGTAGCTGTAGCCCTAGTACAAACAAAGCGAAGCTGCTCGGTTGCGTCGGGGCCTTCGCTTCTTTGTAAAATGTTATCCAGTCCTTCTGCATAGGTGGTCGGTGCGCCAGTCCCAGCGCGTTACGGGTGTGCGCCAGTCGGCGCCGTATACGTGTTCTAGGTATCGCTTGCCTACGGTTGGTATGTTGTGCTCGCCTAGGGTCGCTAGCTCCGTCTGTAGTAGCCGCTCGTCGTACTCGTGTACTATGGCGTCCTCTACTCCGTTGCGTCCTCCGTTTTCCCATAGGCAGTTGAAGCGGTATCCGGGCTTGTTCTTGTCCTGGTAGAAAAGCATTATGTCGGTCTTCACGCTGTCCTTCTCTAGCGCTACCTCCATGCCGTAGTGCCGCATGCCGAATACTGCTAGTATCCGGTAGCCGTTTTGTACTGCGCTCGTTATGCGCTCCCATGTGAAATGCTCCTCTAGTATGCCTATGTCGGTGTCAGGGTCGTGCGCTAGTACGTGCTGCTCCCGGTGCGCGCCTAGTGCCGTACCGTATACGGCAAAGGTGTGTGGTATGAGGTCTATGAGCTCGCGGACGTTGTTCTCTGCAACGCTCGCTCTCATGCTGCAAGTTCTTTAGCTACTTGCGCGTACGTTTCCTTGTTTTTGAGGAAGCCTACGAGTGTGTCGAGCACGTCCTGGCGTGCTACTGTCTTGCCTAGCTCCTTAGTGAGCTTGACGGTTTGTAATGCTAGGAGGTGCGAGCGCTCTGCTGATAGCGAGTACGTCTTGCGCCTCTCTGCTGGTCGTTGTGTGTTTGTCATGTTGCTAGTATATAACCGCGTACGATTTTGTACAATCGTATACGTGTGTATAACGTCGGGCTATGGCGGTACGAGCCGCCGCCTCCTCGTCCCTAGTCGCCGGACATGAATAGTTGCGGATTTTCACCGCATGCGGGGTGTCGAACTCCCGTAGGTCCGTGCCGCTGTGTGGTCGCAGCTTGGAGGTGCACCTGCTAGCCCATGTCTATGCTCTCTATCTTTACTACCACACGTGGGTTGTGTTTGTCTATTCAAAGTTACACAAACGACCAACCTGTTTTTTTAATGTTTTGTACGTGTCCTCGTCGTATAATCTCACCTCTACGTTTGGGTAATACTTTTTCATTCTCGCCATCTTTGTACGTGATTTCTGGTCCATCCATCCTTTTACCTCGATATAGTATTCGCTGCCATTTTTTTCTCGTACAAAGAAATCTGGCAAGTATGAGCGCGTACCCCGTCTAATCTGCTCAAACCAAAACGTCTTAGGCTCGTATTCCCAGTATAAGATTTCGCCATGTGTTCGTAACCATTCCAAGTAATACGCAATGTTCATTTCCCATTTGCTTCGAAAATAGTATTTTTTATCTCCAATCTCACGCCACCCTTTTGTCGTACGTGAGTATATGCTTTCCGGTGCTTTTTTTCTTATCTCAACAATGCGTGCCGACATTTGGTCGCTACGTCGTTGCGTTTGGGCTTCGCTGTTTAGCTTTGAGTGCGGGTCTTCCCATTGTGCTTTTGTTTGCCTAGATAGCTGCGCGCAGTATTCTTTGCTGTGTGCTTTTCCTTTCATGCCTCGTGGGTGTGGTCTTTTTTCCCACAAATGCTTACCTGTTCGTTTCCTTGCACCTGCTATATTTCCACATTGTTTAGAGCAACATGTTTGTTTTGTCGTGTTTTGCTTGAACTTTTTTTTACAAACAATGCACTTTGCGTCTTCTTTTCTTCGTGACTTGTTGGTCATGCCTATGCTTCTCGCGTATCTTGATATGCTAGTTTTTGGTAGACAAATCTTTATACTAAGGTCGTCAAGCCAACCGGCCTTTACGTGTTCGTTTGCGTAATATGCAAGCACTATTTCCTTTTTTTGTTTTTCAGTAATGGCCATGTTGTCATTATAACACGCCCTCGTGAAGCTTCCCGAAGGTCACCCACTCTAGCGGGTCGAAAGTTCCTACGAGGTCGCGGTTCTCTCCGTTGTAGTTCGCAAATATCTCTCGCATGGTTGTGGTCGCTTCCGGGCGCTCTAGTATCCTATTGCGAAATACTTCTACCTCGGCCGGACGGGTTAGTTACGTAGCGCTGCGAAGCCTCTGCTCGTTATGAGCCAGCCCTTCTTCGTATCGTGCTTACCCTCTGCTGTCTTTACTTTTGCTATAAGTCCTAACGTTCTCGCTATACTTGTCGAGTGCCGCACGCTATCGTGTACATTCGCTGATACTACGTGTACCTGGTTTGCCTCTGCTAGGCTCATGCCTTGCGCTAGTCGCTCCTTCACGATGTCGCCCATTTGTTTTAGTAGTAGCGCGTTTATGAAATCAAACTTGCGTATGTAGGTCGTCATGCTCTCGCCGCAGTTCGGGCAGTACGCAGGGTCTAGTAGTGCCTTCCATGCTCGTGCTACTCGTATGCGTAGCGTGTCGCCGTCCTTGAAGGCATCCGGCTCGCTTGTGTGTAGTGCTGCTAGGTACGGCCATAGCTTTTTCAGCTTGCCGTCGTTATGTGTTGCTTTTGCCATGTATTTTCAGTAAGTGGTTAAAAAGGGCGGGGGAATTCTTACCGGTCTTCGCTTGCTCCATGAGCCGGTATATGTCTCCGGGCTGTAGCTTGCGTGTCCGGCCGAACCAGTAGCGTATGCGCTTTTGTACGCGCTTGCGCTTTGCCTCCTTACCCTTGCCTGGGTTATTACGTTCTAGGGTACGCTCCTCCTCTGTGGTCGCGGCGTCGCCCATGAAGTAGAGTAGCTTCTCTACCTGCTCGGCTCGCTCGCTGTTCGGTGCCTTCTTCTTAGGTGCCGACGGTTTGTCGGTGCCTGGTTTCCCCCAGCGGTTTAGTGCGTCCCCTATAGTAGTAATATTCATTTTTATAAAGACGTTATTACTATTAAGCCTGTGTACAAGTGGTCTTCGGTGCCTTTTGTGGACGGGTGTGGATAAGCTGTCTGCCTTGTTTCTATGCCCGTCTACTCCGTGGCGCGTCCTGGGGGTTTGTGTGGGTAAGTACTTTTTGTATAACCTGTGCAAAACTTAGTTCATAACTCGGGGGTAGCTAGTGTGCTCTGTTTTTGCCTCCTCTAGCTATCCCCTTGCTATACCCTCGTTGTCCCCTCGTTTTGTACAGGTTATCTACAAGCGCCAGTCGGCTATGCCGCGGTACTCTCCGGCCGCTGCGTTCGCTAGTAGTAGGGCCGGTGCCTTCGTGTTTACTAAGTGCAGCAGCACGGCTCCGTGCCCCTGCTCGCGTATCTTCCGTATGCCTGATAGTACGGTCGTATGGTCCTTCCCGTATATCCTCGCTAGCCTGCTCGCGCTGTACCCCATGTGCTGGCTAGCCATGTACCATACTGCCTGGCGTGCTTCTACTACCGGCCGCTCCCTGGTTTCCCGGTTTATGTCTCCGGGTCGTATGCGCGCGGCCTTTTCCACTATGCCCTCTAGCTCCTCTAGGTCCGCGGTCTTGTACTCTCTGTGTTGTTCTTTCATGGTTAGTCTACTGTATAGCCTTGTAATCGAACGGTGCCCTCGTCGCTCGTGAAAATCATGTCGCCCTTCCCGAGCAGCTTTGCCGCTGCCTCGTCGTCTAGTACTACGAAGCTGTCTACCGCCTTCGCGGTGCGGAAGCAGGCTTTTGTCACGAAGTTTGCCTTAATCGTACCCGTCACTACGTTCACGCTCGGGCGCTGTGTAGACATGATGATGTGTATACCTGCGGCTCGGGCTTTCTGCGCTAGTAGTAGTATGTCCCGGGCTATATCCTTGCTTACGTGGTGCGTCTTTGTTTCGGTCTTTACCTCTCCCGCTCGTGGCCCGCGCGTGTATATCTCTCCGGTGTCCTGTGTCTCCTCGTAGGTGTAGTTCTGCATTACGAGGTCGCCGTACTCGTCTATCACGACGAATATGTAGGGCTCCCCGGTCCCGTCTATGGTCCGCTTGCCCGCTTTTTTCATGAGCTCGTAGCGTGCGTTCATGGTCCCTACGAGGTCGTGTAGGCCGTCGCGTATGTCTACTATGTCGTCCGCGTACTCCGCTACGTTCTTCGCCTTCGCGTGTGCTATTAGCTCTACCTTCTTCGGGTCGTATAGGTATAGCCGGGCGTCCGGTAGTTTGGTGAGTTGCCCGAGTATCGCGTTTAGGAAGACGCTCTTGCCGCTTCCGCTCGCTCCGGCTACTAGCATGTGTGGTGCCTGTCGTATGTCGAAGCGGTAGGGCTCTCCCATGATGTCCTGGCCTATGGCTAGCTCGTACCCGGCTGCATTCGGTGGCTTTGGGTAGGTCCGGTGCTTCTTCGGTACCTCGAAGCCTACGAGGGTGCTGTTCGGTATCGGTGCTAGTACTCGTACCCCGCTTACGCCTAGTACTTGCTCTACGTCCGCGGTGTATCCGTCTAGCTTGCTTAGCTTAAGGCCTAGGCTCGGGCTGAACCGGTATAGGTCTACCGTCGCGCCGCTTACGACGCTGTCGTAGTGTAGTACCATGCCGTGCTCTAGGAGTTTGGTTTGTATTTTTTCTTCGTTTTTCATTTTGCTGTAGTCTATACTTTTGGTTTGAATAAAATTTTGCTCTACCGTTTTTAGGAGCTTGCGCATGCTGCTCGCCTTCGTTATTTGCTTCTGTAATAGGTCCGTGAGGTTCTCTACTTTGTGCTTCTTCATGAGGCGTGCGGTCTCCTCCGTTACGTCTAGCCGGTGTATGTACGCTACTAGTGCTACCTCGTTGTCAAAGAGCGCGTCTAGGTTCGGTACGTATACCTGCTCGCCGTTTAGGGCCCGGGTTATGTCGTCGTAGAAGCGGAAGAACAGATCAAAGTATTGCTCGTTCTCTGCGTATACCATTTCGTATTCGCGCACCTGTTTACTGCCGTCCCGGTTCTTTGTGTACTTCGCTTCCTGGAAGACCATGCTGTAGGGCTCCTTGCCTGTCTTTGCGTAGGCTAGTAGGTAGTAGAAAATAGCCTGTAGTATTTTCTTGCCGTCTATCTTGTCCGGGTTGCTGTAGTTGTAGCAGCTTTTGTAGTCCACGATGACAAACTTCCCGTCCTTGCGCTCTACCTCCTTATCGAGTACCCCTATGAGCGGTATCGGTAGGGTTAGCTGCTTGCCTTGCCACTCTACGTCTATGTACTCCTCCAGCTTTTCTTCGGTCGCTAGTACGGTCTCCTCGCTCGTGTGTGGGTACTGTGCTACGTAGCTCTGGTATAGGAAGGTGAAGCGCTCTATAGCTGCCTGCTTTGTCGGTATGGTATTGCTGTAGTTTATCCAGCCGTCGTTGTACGCCTCTAGGTACTCTATGCCCGCCTTCATGCCGTACTCTATGGCCTCCTCCTCGCTGCTTACTACGTAGTCCTCGTTCCCGCCGTAGTATACGTCCATGCCTAGGTGGAAGGCCCGGCCGAGTATTGCGCTTATGTTCGTGGTGGTCTCGAAGGTGTCTCCGTTTATGTCCCGTATTTTGAATAGTATCGGGTTCGTACTGAAGCGTACCCAGCTACTGTGGCTATACCTCGATACTGGGAAGCCCTCCGGGTTGCTCCGGTTGGTGCCGCGTATTACTTTCGGCAGCTTCATATTCGTTTTGAGCTTCCGCTTCGCTCTCGGCTTCTTCTCCGATGTCTTCGTTTTCGCCATGTGTGAGTTTCGTTAGGTTCCCCATTTTTAATGCTTCCGCCTCTACCTTCGCGGGTGCTAGGCGGTCTTCTATAATGCTGTCGCGGTTGTCTTCCGATATTGCCTGTACCAGGCGCTCGTTCTTTGGTACGAGTTTTGCTAGTTGCTTTAGTACGGTCTTCCTCCACATCCATAGTTGCGGGTCCTGGTCTTCCTTCCAGGGCGTGTGGTCGCTCGCGTAGCTCTTGCTGAACTTCTTCGCTATCGTGAGTATATCCTTCGCGCTCATGACCTTGCTTACCTTCGCGCCGCTATGTAGCTCTACTATGCAGTAGGCTCCCTTCGCTGCTCCGCGCTCGTCTGCGAACACGTCCGGGCGGTGTGTTACTTGTCCGTTTACGTACTCGAAGTCGTCTTTCTCGTATACTATCTCGCTTACGACGCTGCGGGCCCCGGCTCTGTAGAAAAGCGTTACGAGGCCCTGGTAGCCTAGCTGGAACTGCGCCTCTTTGACGCTTACCCAGCGATTGCCGTCCTTCTTTTTGTTGTTGTACGGTATCACGTACGCCTCGCCGCTCACGTCGCTTGGCATTAGCTCTAGCTGCGCCATGGTCATAAAGCTGTTTATGACCGAAACGGGCGTGCACTCTAGGAGCTTGTCGTTCCGTTGAACCGCTGATACCACGCCGGATAGAAAACGGAGCGCCTTCTTCTGGTCTCCGAAAAAGTTCTCAATCTGCTTCTGGTAGTTGCCTGCTATAACGGTCTTCAGCTCCTTTACGTTGCTGAACTTCGTTATGGCTGTCGGCTTTGTCTCTGTGTTCATGGGTTTTTTGTATTAGTTGCTAGTAGTATCGACCGTCCCTAGTATATCCCCATGTCGTCCCCATGTCTATACGATTTCGTATTATCGTATGTGGATAAAGAGGCCGAAAATAGTAAAAAATACAGCGCCGTTTCGTGGCGCTTTGGTTGTTCGTTTTGTTCAAGTCGTTTTTATATACGGGCTACTCTTGTCCCCTCGTTGTCCCCATGTCGAATAGGTTGCGCTGGTTTTCGTTTACCTTCTCGGGTTCGCACTTGGTGCACTGTGCGTCCTTTGCTCGGTCGTATACGTACGCTACGCGGCGCTTCCCGCAGCCGGTGCAGGTGTACGGGTATACGTGCCGACAAAACTTTCCTCTAAGTGTTCTTTTCTTTTTTTGCTGCATGTTTTTTTTGAGCAATCTTCTTGTGGCACGTTTTGTTGGTTATATTTACCTTTCCAAAAAAACGATTTTTCAAGTCATTGTGCATACTTTTGTGTTTGTTGTTCGCGCTCTAGCGCCTCCTCCTCCTCTCGCTTGCGTACCGCTTCGTGTAGCTGCTCCCGGTATCGCTCTCGGTTTACCTTGAAGCCGCAGCTGCATGCTATCGAGTACGGGCTGCCTCGTACTATGAAATACTTGTACTCGCCTCCGCATGCCGGGCACCTGTTCTCGTCTAGGTTTTGCCAGTTGAGTGACATATTATTCGTCCTCTGTTACGCACAAGCATTTTTTAGTACCTACTCCGCGTGCCGTGTGTCCTTCGCCGTCGTCCTCGTCCGTCGCTATCTCTCCGGTGCCTCCGCACTCTGCGCATGCTCCTTCGTCTGCGCTTGTTATGGTAAACTGTAGCGTTCCTCCGTCTAGTTCCTCGTACGCCGCTTGTGTAGCTTCCGCTTCGCTCGCTGCTTCTACTTCTATGGTACCGTGAAAATATACCGTGTAGTTTTTTTTCATAGTGTGCTTGCTATACCAGTACCCGGACGGCCGGGTAGCCGGTGCGGTAGTAAAGAAGCAAGGCCCGTAGGTCTTGCGTCGGCCAGCGTAGTATCTTGTGGTACCAGTAGCTGTGCGCGTGCCCTGCTAGTTCGTATAGTATTTCGGTGCGGTTCATGTCTTCGATGTTTTTCATATGGTGTTTAGTGGTCTTATTGTAGATTAGACTCGTGGTACTCGGTCAGGAAGTTGTCCAAGGCGATGCTGCGTTCTGCAAATCCATCTGTATTCACATACAATTTGTGCAAATCGTTGTATATCCGCCCTCGCTCATCATGTACCCCTGCCTCATAGCCAATATGATACCCTTCAATGTAGGCTTCTGAGATTAGGATATCGTCCTTGGAAACACAAAATGTGCACAATCCATTCATTCGCACTATCTCGCTTTTCCTGTGGCATCGTGAGCACTCGGTGATGGTTGGTGTCTCTTGTGTCATGGTGGTTATATGTTATATCTGCAGAATTTCTTACAAGCCGAACTTCTTACACATCGCATTGCTCAACTCTTTTGCAGCTGAATTGTACCCACGCTGAAAAAGCCACTCGGTAACCGCAATGAGCATATCTACTTGTTTCGATGAGGACAGCTCGTCTGCTTTCATGGCGGTGTCGCGGCCTGCTTCGAACGCTGTCTCCACCACACTAGCGATGTGCTTCTGTTCGTGTTCTTCGTAATCTCGTTGGTAGGCGGCTACTGCTTCCTCTGCTACTTTGGTGAGTGTGGCGCGAATCCAGTGCTTCTCAATCTCAATAGGCACGCCAGAGTTGGCATCATTGCTGTCCTTTATCGCAAGAACATAGCAACCGATGTTACCACCGAAGTCAGTGCTCTCCAGTCGTTCTGCGTACTCCTCAACATACTTCTCAACGTTTTGTTTCATGGTGTTTAGTGGTTAGTGTCCTTGTTAGGTTGGGTGGGGGTGGTGAGGTAGTATCGTAGCGCATCAAGTATCTGATTGTATTCAGGGTCATGCTGGTACTGACCATCTTCTTCTGCGTACACGTAGTATTTGTCTATGAACCCTTTCAGCACCCGCTCCCTCTCCTCCCGTACAGCGTCGTTGTAGAGGGTGGTAATATGCCCACGCAGTTCAAACTCAAACAATTCGCGTTGAGAACTTGGTACTAAACGTAGGGTGTGCTTTACGTCACTACGTTCCATAAAAGTGGTCACTGGTTCTTGTGTCATGGTGTTATTCCTTACCCAGTAATGACTCGAAGAACGCATCCACCTGATTACCGCTGAGGTAGAGGTTGTCTTTGATGAGGGCGTCGAGGAAGCGGTGTTGGTGGTACTTCTCTGTGCGTATCTCCTCATAGCGTTCAAAACACGTACAGTTTTGCCAAAGTATACCGAACTCGTCTCGTTTAAGCGGTACGCCACAATCATTGCAAACAACCTTTACCAACCCCTCATTCTTACCCCACTCCTCAATGAACCGTATGCAGTCGTGGGTGTTGAGAGGCGTTACGTCAGTATCACTTCGTTCGTTGTCGTACTCTGTCGTAAGCTCCCACTTACCTGGATATAGCTCATGCCAAAATCGGTCAACGTCGTGTTCCGTCTCAAAGCTCGGCATCTTGCTCGCAATCAGCTTGCTCGTGGCAAGGGACGTGTATAGTGGGTTGGTCATGGTGTTAGTGGTTAGTTGTTATGTAGTATGATTGTACGATTTCGTATAGCGTGTGTCTAGTCTACTCATGTGGATAGCGGTATGTTACTCTTGTGTAGGGAACCGGCTTAGCTGTCGGGTAATAGCAAAAGGTCGCCTGTGAAGGGCGGCCTTTTGTGTTGTGCTGGGAGGGTGTGTACGCTACTCTCCGCGTATGTTGCTTAGTACGTCGTTTACGTAGTTGCTGCCGCGGCCGAGTATCAAGCCTGATACGATGTAGTTTATTACGCCGTAGTCGGCTGCTAAGCCGACCATAGCGGGTATGTCTACGCGGAAGGCTACGGCTACTACGACGCCTATCGCTAGGGCTACGTAGCGGAGCCACGGTTGGTGCTCGTCTTCGTTTGATATGAACTGTACTAGGCCCTCTACGAAGGTCGCTAGAAAAAGTATTGCGAGTATGCTAGCCATATATTTTGTTTATCGCTGCTAATGTTTGCGGTCCGACGCGACCGTATCCGGTTGTCGCCGGGGTTCCGCTCTGTACGATGTCGTGTGCCCTTTGGAAGGCCTGCACGCTGAGCTGCGTTAGGTTGCCGAAGTAGGTGCTGCCGCTATGGTTTGCTGGGAAGTATCCTTCGTACCGTAGTACGTTCTGTAGTGCGTGTACGTCGGCTCCTACGCTTCCGTACTGTAGCTCTCGGTCGAGGTGGCACTTTGGCTTTACCGGCTGCACGCCCATGTCTTCGTATGTCTTGAAGGTCGTTGGTACGAGGCCTGCTATGTAGTTGCGCTGCTCGAAAAATGAGCGCGTTATCCAGCGAACGCCGAGGCCGTTTATGCCGGTGGTGCCCCAGCTATCCTCTATAGTGAAGCCCTCCTCGCCTTTGTATATACCGTAGTTCGGTGTCGCGCATACTGCGTGGCGTACCGGGGCCTCCGCTACCGTTAGGCTCGGGTCTCCTACTACTGGTACGTCGCGCTTCCAGTCGCTGTAGCTTCCGAATATACCTATTATGACGGGCTTCCCGGTTGCGTGTAGCGTGCTTACTATCATGTCAAAGTTTGCGCGGGGTAGGGCGTAGTAGCCGTCTAGTAAGCTCACGCGAGCTACTTCTTTCGCAAAGGCTCCCTGCTTCGTTGCTGCTAGCTGCGCCTCGGTCTTCTTCGTGCTCGGCTCTAGTACCTCTAGGCCTATACCCTCCTTGCGTAGCATGTCCATGGCCTCTATAGGATAGGCCCCTGGTAGCGGTGCGGTGCTGCGCTTGTTGTAGTCTGCTGCGCTGTACTCTACGAACTCGCCTGTCTTCTTCTCTCGTAGTATCCCGGCAAGCTTTGCCCGGCTGTGAAAGACGCAGCTACTCTGTCCGTCCTGGTCCCGTCGAGGCCAGGTGCGCCAGCGGTCCGGTGTGGTCTCGGTTAGCGCTACCGCCGCCGGTGCGCTTACTAGCTCCTCTATGCGAAACAGCTTTTCTTTTTGCTCCGGCGTGCCTAGGTCTAGTATGCCGGTGTACTGTCGTGTGCTCATGGTTGCTAGTCCTTATTGTTGATAATCCAGTTTTGTATTGTCTGTACGCCTTTCTCTATACCGTCGAGGCGAGCGTTTATTGTCGTCAAGGTGTTCTGGTCTGCGTCCTTGCGGTCTTGTATTTCTACGTCTATGCGGCGCGCGTTGTTTGATGCGGTTGCGTTTATTGACGACCACGCTACCCCGGTAGCAAAAATGAGTACGGCTGCTCCGTATAGCATGCGCTTGGTTTGGGTCCACATGGCGTTATCGAGTACGGTCTTTACTATGCCCGGCACTTTCGCCATTTCGTCCTCTATCATTTCCCGCACCATTTCTTGTTGTTCTGCGTTCATAGCAATAGCATTTTTATAGTGATGCTAGGTTTATCTCATACAACGTTCCGTCGTCGCCGTCCTGTCCGTCTTGCGATGCTACGTATGGCGATACGGCGCTCCCAGCGTTGCCTCCTGTACCGCCTGTCAATGTCGCCGTGCCTGTCCATGTTTTTTTTTCGTATACTACTATCGCGCAGCCACCCGCGCCTCCGTCACCACCATACCCAGAGTTATCACCAGTAGACGTGTTGTCTCCTCCGTTGCCGCCGTTCCCTCCTACTGCGCGTATAGTAAATGTACCAGTCCAAAAACGTGCCGCTATCCAAATAACGCCACCACTTGCGCCTCCGCCTCCGCCGCCTGTTGAGGTTATGCCAGCGGCTGCGTTTCCGTTTGGGTTTCCACCACCTCCTGAAGCACATATATAAGTTGCCAGTGTTTTTGCTACGCTTGTCAAGCCTAGTAGCGCGTTGAAAATGCTTGCTGGTACTATCTCGCCCGCTTTGTTCTGCCCGCTGCTGTTAGTTTGCCCTGCGTCGCCGCCTATGTTTCCGTTTACTCCGGGCAACGCTGATACAGCATTGTTTTGTCCTCCTGTTGAGTTGCTGTCGCCTACTCCTCCGTCGCCTCCTGCGTTGTTTCCGAAGTAGCCCGGCGTGCTTAGTGCTGCACCACCAACACCCTTAGTTGTTGCGTTGGTTACTCCGCTGGTTCCCGAGTTTCCGTCTGGGTATTTAATAGTACCAGCACCTAGTATAGTATTTTTTACGTATACTCTGTAGCCATTTGTGATTAGTGTAGAGCCCGAAGGTATTTCTAGATTGTTCGCGTATACGTCACGTATCAGCGTATAGTCTGAACCGGACTTACTCATTATAGTTGCGTATGTGTTTGTGCCGTCTAGGTCTAGGTCTCCGTCTGCTCCGTCACCAAATATGCCTATGTTCAAAAACGCTGCGAGCATTCTTCCGTCAGCTTCTAACTTTACAACACGCCCCTCGTCGTTTGTTGGGTCTGCGTCGCGTTCGCTTATGTTTATGTAGTTATCTGCGCGTATTACCGCGTCGGGGTCTATGTATGCCATATTTTATACTATACTCTAGCGATTACCCTGCACACAATGGTGTTATCCTCGCCCGCCGCCTTTACTAGTGGCGTCGTGAAAATGATGTGGTTGAAAAGCTGCCCGGTCCCTAGGGTTGCGGTGCCGTCTATAAACATGCCGAACTCGTAGTACGTATCGTCCGCGGTTAGGGCGTCCGCAAAGAAAAAGCGAAACGTAGCGGTGAGGGCGCTGCGGCTTACGGCGCCTATGTCGGTGCGCTCTAGGCCGTTGCCTAGGGCGGTGTCCGTTGCTGCTGCTGCTGTATTGTCGTCGCCTATGTCCGCGTGCGTTATGTTTAGGCTGTAGGTGTTGTCGCCTGTCAAGCGGTCTAGGGCTATGTATACGCCGCGGTTGTCGTTCGCTAGTACTTGGTTTTGCTGCCACGGGCTCTCCTCTACGAGTACGCCGCCTCGTGTCTTTATCCATTTGACCTCCCCGCGGAGGCCGAAGCTGTCTTTGAGGTCCAGTTTCATGTCCTTAGTATACACTATGTGTATGTCGCAAAGTTGTATTTTCCTTCGTTTCCTGTGGTTACCGGGCCGTAGTGGTACGGCGGGCTGTCCGTGTCTACGCTTACTATCTCGTCCGTTATACCTAGGGTGTCATCTAGCTGCCGGAAGCGCTGTATTACCTCGTCAGGGCTTATGGTCACGTTGTCGCGCTCCTTTCCTATAAGGCCTATGAGCATGTCTGTTAGCGTGGTCTGTCCGCTCTTTATGAACTCTACGACGTACCGGAACTCGTCGTGGTTGCGCATGTAGCCGTCTATGCGGTTTATCTTGTAGGTGTCGTCTATGCCGAAGGCGGTGCTCTGTATAGATATGCTTTGCCCTACGCGCAGGCCGGTTGTGGTGGTCTCGAAGGTGCCCTCGCGCGCTCCCTCGCGCCACTTCTCTAGGAGGCTATACGCGAGTAGCTCTGCCTCCTCTATGCTGTCTATGCTTTTGTTTATCTCTATGCCCTGGCGCTCTCCGTATGCTACTACGCTGTCCTCGTCTACTGCCTGTACTATGAGCGGTACGTGTGCGTCGCCGTATACCTTTAGTACCTCGCCGCCGCTTAGGGTCCCGTCCGGGAAGCGTACAAGCTTTTCTTGGTAGTTGTACAAACAATCGAAGTCGGCCGGGTCGCTTATGTAGTCCACGCCTACGGTTTGCGCTACGCTGTCCAGCTTCACGTTGACGTTACTGTATCGGTATACCAGCGGGAAGGCTTGCTGCGCTCCGTCCGCCTCGTATACGTCTACCGCGTCCGCTTCTAGTATTTCGTCTAGGTACTCGCCGCCTCGTACGTATACTAGGTTCCGTAGCTCCACTATATTCTGGTCGAACTTAAACTCTTTGAAAAAGTGCTCGCCGTTGTCGTCGGTTACGCTTATGCTCGCGGTGCTCGTGTCCGGTGGGAAGACGTGTACTACGTCGTCGGCATCTACGTACCAGTCCCAGCCGGTCTCGTTGCAAATCTTTTGTATACACCTACTCGGCTGCTCGTAGTTGAAGCGTATGCTCTTTACGGTAGGGCTCGTGGTCGGCATGTCGAGGGTGAAGCCGCTCGCGAAGTTTGTTACGATGTCGTTTATTACTGCCCGGGCTGTCGTATCGTTGTAGCTCTTGCTTACAAGCTGCGCGTCTAGGGCGTAGTAGCCGTCCATGCAAACGTACTGGTACGCCGGTATCATGTTTTCTAGTACGGTCTCCTTTACCTCTACGACGGTACCGTGGTACTCGTTCGCTCCGCCTATCTTCATTAGTACGTCGTCGCCTAGGCTCGGTAGTGAGATTTTGCTTCCCTTCATGGCAAAACGAAGTACGCCGGGGGCCTTTGTAGCTACCTGTGAATAGGAAGGGGATAACTGCTCCACTTCTGCGGTACGGTCTACGCTTTCAATCTCTATAGTTACGCTCATGCTCGTATGCGCTGCTTTATATCCGACGCCAGCGCTGCGCTTACTTTACGCACGAGCTCGTCGCCGGTTACGTCGCCGTATACGTTTACGGTAACGCCTGCGTACGCTGGGCTCATGCCTCCGGCTAGTTTGTTGTTTGGTACTATGCTTCCGGTACTCGACGGTACGAAAAGCTCCGGCCCGCGCTCGCCTACCATATAGGGCGTGTTCGCTGCTACGCCGCCGCCTAATGCCTTGCCGGTTATTTTGTCGCCTATCTTGTCCGCTACGCGGCCTGCCCATGCCCAGGCGCTTTTTAGGGCATCTATAACGTCACCTATTGGGCCCAGCGCTTTGCTCAAAAGGTCTACGAAACTCTCCCAGCTTTTTGTGAAGCTCTCTACGAGCCACGTTACAAACTTCGTCAAAAGGGTTAGAAGCTCGGTTATCGCTATGGCTATGCCGCCTAGTACTATTATGACAGCGCCTATCGCTACTACCAGCATGCCGCCGAATACTTTCGCTAGTGCCTCTAGGAAGGGCTTTAGTGGTTGCAGGGCTTCCCATAGGTCACGTAGGGCGGGGGCTAGGCGTACCTCGTACCAGTAGACGACGTTCGCTACTGCCTCGCGTAGTAGGGTTACTAGGCCGGTCTTCTCGTCTATCTCATTGAAAAAGTCCTTTATAGCGGTGTACGCGCGCTCTATGGTGCCCTGCCAGTCGCCCATGGCGTTGCTTACCGCTACCATGCTCTCGGTGAGGCCGTCAAATATGCCTGTATTTTGTGCTATGTCGGCCATCATTATGCCGAAGCTGTCCTTCATGTTGCTTAGCGCTTGGTTGAAGGTTCCGCTCTGGTTTTCGAAGGCTCCGAAAAATCGTCCTCCGGCGTCGTTCGCTTCGTCAAACATTTGCGTCAAAAGGTCGAACGTGACGCCTCCCTCTGCTATGAAGTCCGCTAGGGCTTCGCCGTTCTTCCCGGTTGTCTCTGCTAGCATTTCGTATATCGGTATACCGGCAAAGGCGAACTGCTTTATGTCTATGGTGGCCGCGTGCCCTACTGCGGCTACCTGCTGCAAGTTGATTATTATACGGTCGAGCTCGGCCTGTCCTTTACCCATGGCCGCTAGTGCTTCGCCTACGTCGAGCAGTATTTTTATACTCTTGTCGCCGTCGTGTGTGACGCTCGTTAGGAGCTGGGTCGCTTGCGTGAGGCCCGGTAGCTCGAACGGTGTCCGGGCTGCTTCTACCTTTAGGCGCTGTATGGTCGCGTGTGCCTTCTCTGCGCTCCCTAGCAGGGTAGTTAGGCCCACCTCTGCTGTTTGCAGATCCGCCGCTATCTTTACGCCGTAGCCTATTGCTCCGGCTATCGCGGTACCGGCTACTAGTGCGTACTTGCGTACGGACGCAAAAGCCTCGCCCCAGCGGTTGGTGCTTTTGGTTGCGGTGTCTAGGTTGCCCGTTACTTTTCGAAGTTCCGAGCTTGCCTGGTCCTGTAGTTTGAGTACAAGTTGTAGCTGTCGGCTGTCCATAGGCTATTTTTGCTGCTCTAGGTTCCGCTTCGTGTGTATTACCTGCATGTACTTCACGATGTCTACAACGTCCATGTCCCGTATCTGTGCCGGTGTCCACCCGTAGCGTTCTGATAGCATCTCCATAATAACATACCTTGACGCCGGGCGTTTCCCCTGTAGCTGTAGTCGCAGGTCTAGTTCAGATACGGGGGCTATTTTCCCGCGGTTTCGCTGTCCACAGCGTCTATGGCGTCCGATAGTTTTTTGCCGTCTGCCGGGCTTAGGTTCTCTAGCCAGTCCCGGGTGAAGGGTACTACCTTGCTCGTGCCGTCCTCGTTCTTCTCCTCTATCTTTTCTACAAAGACCTCTATAGTTTTTATTTTTGCCTCGAATAGTCCTTCGCCGCTTATGCGTACGTCGGTGTCCTTCGCGGCCTCTGCGCTGTTCGGGATACCCTTCATACTGAAGCTCCCTATCATGGCGCCTTTTATGCGCTCCTCCATGCCCCACGTTACTGTGTCGCGTATGGTCACGTCGGCGCTGGACAAATGTACTGTAATCATGTTTTATGTGGTTATAGCTAATCGTATAATCGTATATTACTATGAAGAACCGTGGTATCGCAATAGTGCTCGCTCTCTTTTTAGGGGGTATCGGTGTGCACCGTTTTTATGTAGGGCAGATTGGGCTGGGGTTCCTGTTCTTGTTGTTCTCGTGGACGCTAATACCGGCACTCGTCGCTCTCGTGGACGTGTGCCGGTATGTGTGTATGGGTGAAGCAAAGTTTCAGGCCCGGTACTCTCACTAGGCGCTCGGTACGTTCGTGTACGCTGCCGTCATATTCTTTAGCGTGGTCTGCGAGGCCTTGCTGTCTGTTGCGTTGTAGTACGCTTTGAAACTAATCGGCTGCGTTACGAGCGCGCTCGCGTCGCCGCTGCGGTTCCAGTCTGCGAGCTGTACCTTGTTTAGTATGAGGGTTATGGTCGGGTATACCGCGCCTGCCATGTACGTGCCTCCGGTTACGGTTATGCTCATGTACTTTGCGGTGTCGCCTAGGTACAGGTCCTTGTACGTCTGGTCCGCTAGGTTCAAGGTGAACTGTCCGCTAATGGCGAGCTTGCCGTTGTATACGTCGTCCGGGGTGTATGCGCCTACTACGTGGTCGCGTATGAGGCCCTGGTCGTAGGTCCAGGCTAGGTCCTTGCATGGTATCGCTGTCGCTCCGCTTAGTCCGGCCTCGGTGTCTGCTATCTTTACTACTATGTCCTTCGCTATGAAGTCGAACTCGGTGTCGTAGCTCGGCGTGTCTGTGTCGTCGGTTGTAGCGCCTCCTACAAAAGACGCTACGAAACGTAGGTGCTGGTCTATTGCTGCGTTTAGCTCTAGCGTGTTTATCATGGCATTTGCCACGGCTAGCTGCTGTACGTTTCCGTCCTTCATGAACAGCGTTAGGCTTTGGTGCTGTATGCTCTGCTTTAGGTTGAAAATGTGCTGGTAGCAACCGTTGCCGAGGATGCTTGTTACTACCTTGCCGTATATGTTAGATAGGAACCAGCCGAGCACGTCTACGTGTGCTATGCCTTCTACGGAGCCCTCTGCATACTTCTGTACCACGCGCCGTCCCTCTCCGTCTTCGAGTACGCCGCGGGTAGTCTCGTCTTCCGCGTGTACTGCACGCTCTACTACGTTCGCGTTTACTTTCCGCACCCACTTATCGGCTGCGGCCTCTACGGTTCCGCGCGTCGCTTCTGTGGCTACGCCGAACTCGATTTCTTTTCCTATTATTTCGGACATGGTAATGGTTTTTTATATGCTTCTAATGGGCTTTCTTCTATAGTATCACGGCTAGTTGTTTGACAATAGTTTTATTTCCACCGATAGGGGGGCGTAGGCTACGAGGCCGTCTTGCTCCTCGCTTACTTCCCAGGCGTCAGCGCTCGTTACCGTAGCCCAGGCCCGGTGGCCGTCTATGGTCCCGGCGTTCCATGCTCCGTCTATAGCTGCTACTATTGCGTCTACGGTGTTCGGCAGTACGGTGTTAAATATATTTTCTTGTGTGGTCTGCGTGCAGCCTACTAGTACCAACATAATAAAGCGGTACGTCTTCATGTTCTCGTCGTTGGTTTCGTATGCGTTTTCGAAGCCGTCCGGTTTGAAAAACACGGCGGGGTAGGCGGTTAGCTTTGTCTTCGGGGTACTGAATACCAGTTTTACGTTCGCTACGCCTTCTAGTGTTGCCTGTAGGTATGCTATGAGTGTCGCGTACATATTTTACTTTGCAAGGTCTGCTACTATCTCCTTTAGCATACCACGGTACAGGGTTTCTATCTCGCGGTCGCCTGCCTTCTTTGCGTAGTCGAGCCATGGGCGTGGGCGCATGCGCCTCGTGCCTCCGTGTACGTATCCTGCGTACGGGGCGGTGGGGTATATCTTTCCTTCTACTGCGTTTATCTGTCTGCGGTGCGTGTCTCGTAGGTTGCCGCTCCGGGTACGCTGGTAGGCCCGCGGGTAGCGTGGGTCGTTGCTTACCGGGGAGCCGCCTCCGGTACCGCCTACGCGCCATGGGCTGTTTTGTATGTATCCTCGGTATACTGCTATGCCTCTAGTGAAAAACGTCTTCGCGCTCCGGGCTACTGCCTGCGGGTTGCGCTTTATTGCTGTCCGTAGTTCGTCTATACCGAGTATGGTTACTGTGGTCTGCGGTATCATGGTTTCAGTATATCTTGCGTCGCTCTTTTTTGATAGCCTTGTACTCCCCTACCCTCCATGGGGGTGTCCCGAGAACGCTCCCCTGGCGATAATGTTGCTAGGCATTGGGCGGGGTAGGGGTACTTGGTGTCAATACAATATGGCTCACACTATGGGCTCTAGTTACCTCCGTGCTATCGGTGGAGGCGGGGGACCTTGCTAGTACCCGGGGGAGCCAGCAGCCTTTGCTTGCGTTCCATGGCTGGGTACCGTGTTGCTCGTACAATATCTCGGCATAGCGTAAATTGCCGTCCAGCTCGCGTATATCGTAGCCTAGTTTTCTGGCCGGTTCTTCATGTATCGAGGCCATTATCTGCATGACGCCGGTAGCTGTGCTCCCGGGGTTTCGTAGCGGTCTTCCCTCCTCGTCGTACTGGCGAAAGCTGCTCTCGCAGTACGCTATCTCTACTAGTACGGGTTTGTCTGCGTAGTACTCGCGTACCTTTGCCTCTATCGGCTTCGGGCTGCTCGGTGGGTTGTCCGGGTCTATTAAAGGGCAGTCATCGGTACAAAAAATCTCCGGGCCGTCTTCCGGCTCGTAGGTGTCCTCGGTGCTTGTTGCTTCCGTGGTAGTCGTTGCTGTGGTAGTTGCGCTGCTCCCTTCGTCCTTGTTCTGGGTCTCCGGGAGCGTCGGTAAGTGCGGTTCTTCTTCGGTCTCTGGTACCGGCGCCTCTATGAGTACGGTAGCGAAGGCTAGTGTAAAGTATATTGCTACCGCAGCTAGTGCGAAGTATTTCATGGTGCTGCTAGAGCACGTCTTTGATTGCCGTTAGCTCTAGGTGCTGGTTATTTCCAACAGCGTTTGTCATTACGTTTTTTACGTTATAGGTTCCTGCGTAGTTTCCTGTCGCTATGGTTAGGCTGTCTCCAGCATCTACATCCGTATCTATCGGGCACCAGACTAGGAAGGTCTGTCCCCATGCCTCCGCTATGAGCTGCGCGTGCTCCGGGCTGGCCTGCTGTATGTGACCTGAAAAACTACCTACGGCCGCCTCTGCGCTGCTCTCGTCGCTCCACGTCATGCGCGTGTTCGTTATGGTAGTCGTGAAAAATCTTTCTATGCTCATAGTAGCTGCCGCTTGTACGTGTCTAGTATCTCTAGCGCACGGTTGAAGTCGGTTAGGCTGTCGTTCTGGTCGTTGTTGAATGTCACGGTGTAGTTTCCTATACGCTCGCTCTTTACTATGTCGCCGCCTCCGCCGCGCTGCGTGTTTAGTATGGCGGCTACTAGGGTCGTCGCTACGAACTTTATGTCGTCCGGTACTGCTTTGCTGTATCCCCATTTCGCGGTTATGCGTTGGTTTTGTTTTCCCTCTGGCCAGGTCCGGGCGTTCAAGGTTACTTTGTAGAACGGTAGTCCCTTTGCTGCTGCGTTCGGTGGGTCTAGGAAGTAGCGGTTTGCTCCCGTGCTTGCTATCTCGGTGAAGGTTGCGCCGTAGCTATCCTCTCCCGCCTCTACCTTCGTTACCTCTATGCACTCGTCTATGAGTAGCTCGTCCTCTCCGTCGCCGTCGTAGTAGCGTGCGCTTGCTTCCTCGTCTGCTATAAAGTTGCGGCCGGTCGTTGCGTCTATGTACCGCTCTACGGAGCTTATTAGCATGTCGATGTTGTCGGAAAAAGACGCATCTATGTCTTGCAAGATTGCGTTCTCTATGTCGTCCTGTGTGGTGTAGCCTTTTTTTGCCATGGTGTTTATATTATAGCACTTAGCAGGAGCGACGCGGAAGGTCTACAAAGACTTTGCTGGAATTTTCAAAAGGACACACTTTGCTCGTAAATGGGGACGTCTTCGAAGTCATCGGGTTCGTTTTTTTTGAGAAATGGTCTATGCTTTGGCAATAAGGTTGTAGCGCAACCCGGGTAATACCCATGAGTTGAAGTACAATGTCTTTCGCATCATGCATAAATATTAACGATTATACTTCTTCTAGGCGGATGTCTGAAAACAAGGCTTTCATGGTTACTTAGTTCTCAACATCGGGTAATCGTACTCAAACCCAACACCAACAGCAGTCATTTCATTTTCTCCGTTCTGGTCTAGCAAGTGCCCGTCCAATGAGTAGTATTTTGCTCCTGTAGGCACAGTTCCATCTATCATGTTTGCTAGCACTTGCTCTACGCTCCATGGAGCAGCGTTGTGCAACACGAAATCTGCGATTTTGCCAGAATAGTACGCTGTTGCTGCAAATGAGTTTCTTCCAAGCGTAAATAGTCCAGCATAAGCAGACATTGTAATAGACGTGTCAGTGTTAATGAGTGTCCCATTTATGTACAGCTTCGCACTGTTTTGTGTGTACGTGATTACCAAGTGCGCCCACTTTTCAACAGTACATCCTTCGGTAAATATCGCATCTGCCGAAGACGCGCTATTAAGCGCGACCACGGTTTTTCGTGTAGTGCCGTCAAACGCAGTATGGACTCCATCAGCGTTGTACCCAGTCTCCCAACAAAAAAGTCGAGTGGCCCCATTGAACGCTACTGGTGACATCTTAAACCACAAAGCTAAGTTGAAGTTTGTTGTACTCGGCACTATGTCTGCTGGTAGTGTGGCATAAGAAGTCGTCCCGTTGAAAACAGCGCATTGCTTATCTCTATTTGAGCGCTGTGGCGGTACTGTAGTAGCCCAGACAGGTTGACTACTTCCTGTAAATACAGGCACAACCCCATTTCCTGAACTATCTGCAAAAGTTGTTCCTGTTCCTTCGTCAAGTTTGAACGCAAAACCAAGACCTGAGAAGTCCCCCAGCGCAACAGCTTTGATTTGTGCAGCAGTTAACACACTCTTCACGCTGAATACATCTGACAAGTAGCCAAACATTCTATGTACTCCTGTTGTAATTCCTGCATTTTCAGAACCAATGTGGCAGTTAGAAGCATTACCGTAGTCTGCTACCCTTACGATTGTAATCGTATCTACAAGAGTCCAGTTTACAAAGACGTTAACAGTAGTTCCTGTAATAGTGAACGCAAGATGTATCTTTTTCCCAAAGGGTACTCTGTTTTTCTTTCCATATTGGGATGTACTACCAGAGAGTATTCTCACTTGTCCGTTATTTTGAACAGATACCAAATACCCTTTGTTTGCGGTGTAGTCGAAGTTCATTTTTGCAATCGTCTGTATCTGACTTGTGCCGTTGTCTTTTTTAAGAAGATACACCCAGCACCCAAACGTGATGCTCTCTGTCGTACCTATACTTAGTAGTTCTGGGTTGTTAGATAAGCGTAGTTGTACGTCGTGAAAAGTACTGCCTATAAAAAATGGCATTTTGCTCGGTAATGGTACTCTTGTTTCTGAAACGGTAGGCATGGTATTTTAGGTTAGCCAACGGCGTCCACCGTTGGTGGTTAAAACGTTAAAGTATGGTTGTGTAGTTCCATCTAGTAACTGTACTGCAAACTCGTCACTCATATCTTTGAAGCCGCGATACTGAAACAAATACGCTGAGTGTACGCCTGATTTTTTAATGTCGTTATATATCTGTCGCATGTACCGTACCTTGTCACTGCTTGAAAGTGAGTTAATGTCGTCATTATCTGCGTCTAAATTGAACTCGGTTATCCTTACCCTGTCTCCAAACGCTTCTACTACGTGCTCAAAGTCTCCACTGTTAAAGTAGTTCCTTTTTAGCATTGCACCATTGTTATAAACGTTTCCGTAAAAGTTCATTCCTAGGTAGTCTAAATCACCAAGTCCTTCTGCAACCCATTTTCGTGCGTCGTTTGGGCAGTAGCATGTGTAACTAATGTATTCCCTAGTCAGTATCTCTTGTACAGCAGTTGAAAGCGATCTGATATTTGCACGAAGCTGCTCTTTCGTTAGTGTTGTGCCGTCAACGTGTAGTTCAAGCTCGTTGCCAATTTGAAATTCTGAGCAGCTTTGGCTTCGTGTTGCCAAATCTGTGACGAAGTTTATTACATTAGCGCTATATGTTTCCCAGTCGTCAGCGCTACCCGTGCCAGGCAGTGTGGACACGCCCCAAATAACGTAGAACCCACTATCGTAAAACTTACGAGATAGCGTCTCCCACTGTGCTTGTTGTTCTAGTAGCGCGACTTGCTCTAGTTGTATTCGTACCTTGTTCAGTCCAATACTTTTAAAGTACGCAATATCACGGTCAGCGTTGTCTATGCTTTTATACTGCACTCCTAATCCTGACCAAGGCTTGTACATACTAGTTGTCGTACGATATTGTGAGAATGGTCGCTGCTGCGGTTACGATTGTGCACCCAAGAGTTACGTCTATATCTACAATAAGTTCTTGACCTTGGACAGGCGTAACTGCTGGTAGGATTACTGTACCTGACGCAGCAGTGTTGTCGTAAATTGTAACATTTCCAAGTGTTCCGCCAGCGACCTTAATGTTATTTATGTGACCGCTCCCTGGGAACACGTATGTCGTAGTGGCTGTAGAGATGTAAGCATACACGCCACGCCTCCGTGTAGTTATCACGTCTTTAATCAAGTCCTCCCCTGCAAGTAGTGTGCCCTGAGTGACAGAGAGATCCCCAACGATGTTACTCTCAAGAGGCCCACCAAGCCCGTCAGTGCGCGTAGAGCGTGAGGAATGATACAAAGCCAAAGGTAAAGTGTTCAATATGCCTGTGAGCGCGCTGGCTACGTCTGATAGGCCGGCACGTAGACGATCCCAGGTCGTACCATTAAAACCGGATGCCCTGGCTGATGCGGCGATAGTATTCTTGGTGTTCGCCACTCCGTCAGCTTCCGCTGTATCTACGACTGCGCGGGTGTCACTCATGCCGTCCTTTATCTCCACGGCCCCAATCTCAATGTCTCCTGCCTCAATAGGAATATTGTTTACAACTTTTACTTTAATCGCGTTGCTATCTTGGTCTAAGACATCAACAACAGAGTCGTCTTGCTTGACTACCTTAGAACCGCCAGGTGCATAAGAACTATAGTTTGTCATATAAAATATTGTACTACCCTAGTAATGCGCGCGCTACTTTTGTTATCCACTTGACGGGTCGCTCGCCTTTTTCCACGCCTCGCGGAACGCTACCACGAACCGCCTGTACCAGCTTGTAGCCTTTCTTTTTGAGCGGTTTGTCGCTGTAGGTTCGCTCTCCGGTTCTTGTGTTGATGTAGGTGTACTTGTGCATGTTTCTGTGTCTTCGTCGTCCTCGCTCCATAACGCGGTCCGGTCGAAGGTGTAGGCTATCGTGCTGTCGCCGTGCGTTGCGCTGCCTTCTATGCGCGCCGCTTGTGACTTGCTCCCTAGTAGAAATACTACCACGTCGTCGAGTGTGTCACCAGGTAGCTTGGTGTCGCTCTCTAGGTGTATGCGCCCGAATACGTCCTCTACGTCGTAGATGTAGCCGGTCTCTGTTTTTTGTTCTGCGAATATCATACTACCTTTATACCACAAAAGCCGCGTAATGCGGCTTTTGTTCACACGTTGGTTGATGTGTTGGTACTACGCGCTCGCTGCGGCGGTAGTAAGTTTTGTGACGGCGGTAGGTATAATCCTTATGTACCCTACACGTTCCGTCCAGCGTATTGCCTCGCGGTCGGTGGTAATAAGGTTGATGTCGGCGCTGTTCGCGACGTCCCTTACTACTCCGGCGTTGAAGCGGGCAGCCTTGATTGCTCCCTTGTATCCGAAGATACAAGCCTTTCGGAGGTTACCGAACAACACGAAGCTCGTGTCTGCTGCGGTGTCTGCCGTTGTCGGCAAAACTTCGGCGAGTACAACCGGGAAGCCCCAAATGGTAGCTGGCCCTGCTGCGCTCGGCGCCTGGTACAAGTACTGGCCGTTGTCGTCCTTTAGCTTTCGGACCAACGACATGATAGAACGGTGCATGTAGAACTTGCTACCTGCCAACGCCCCTGCGGGTGTTGCGTCTACCATGTCGATAAGGTCGTCGGCGTCAAGTGACGCAAACGTCGTGCCGGTCATGGTGACCTCGTTCACGTCCGTAGCTGCGAGCAGCCCGGTAAATGAACCATAGGTCGAAGTGCCGTCCCCGTTGAAAAACGCTTCGTCTTCCGCTTCCGCAAAGCCTTCAGCTACGCGGCCTGCTATAAATGCGAAAAGGTCGATTTCTTCGTCCTCCAAAAGCTCGCTCGTGAGTGTTACCACTGCGCCGAGCTTTGCCAGGGTAAGCTCCTCCTGTCCGAGAACCGCCTGCGTTGACTTTACGAGCGCCGCCTCGTCTACCCAGTAGACGGTTACGTCGGTCGCGAGGTTGTTCGCTTTGTAGCTGTTCTTCGTCAGTTGGAGGGCCTCCATTTCCCGTCGTGCTACTCCGTACTCGGTAATGAGGTGACGTATCTCGGCTGATAGCTCTGCGTCCACCGCATATCCTGCGTATGGTGTAGCGCTGTCGCCGGTCGTCATCTCCTTTACGCGAGTGGTGTCGCCGTTCACGAGCGCCTTGCTCAGATCACGTATGTAACCTGAAAGGTGCTTTCGCTTCTCGGCCACTTCGGGGTGGTAGATGCCTGCCTTCTTTTCCATGAGAGCACGCTGCTCGTCTAGGTAGCTCTTGATGTCCGCTTTGAGTGACTTTTCAATGCGGGCGCCGTGTTTGTCGAAAAGGGCTTTGATACCCTTCTCTACCTCCTCGTCGTCCACGTCGTCGCCTTCCGGTTCGGTGCCTTTCGGTGCCTCCTCGGGGAGCGCGTCTACTGCTGCTACATCGTCCGCGACGGCTTCTGCCTCCTCTGCCTTCAGTTTTGCAACTTCGATAGCGAGCTTGGCCTTTTCGTCCGCTGTAGCGTATCCGCGAACACGGAGCTCCTTAATACGTTTGAGTATTTTGAGCATGGTGTCTGTGGTTAGTGCTTGCTTTCAATGATGCCCTGCGCCCAGGGGTGTAGTTCGACCTACCAACTTATGCGCGTATCATCACTTATGGTGTACTATTTTGCCTTTAGTAAACTGCGTATCGCTTGATTGACTTTTCGCTTTCGTACCTTCTCGCTGTGCTCGGTGTAGTCTGTCTTCGTTGCTACCCGGTGCGCTTCGCCTTCGTCTAGTAGCTCGGTTATTATCTTGTGCGCCTTGCGTATGTACTCCTTCTCGCTCTCCTCTATGCTGCGTATAGCGTCTACGACGCGAGCGTTCATGCTCTTTGGTGCGGTTGGCTTTGCTGGTATTGAAAGTGCCTCCGGGTCTAGGTCCTGCTCGTATACCTCCTCCTCCTCGGCCTCCTCGTCGTCTTCGTCCTCCTCTGTAGCTTCGTCTTCCGGTTCGTCCTCTGCCGGGGTCTCGGTCTCCTCGTCTTCCGGTTCGTCCTCT